CTAAAAAGCATGATCGATGAGAGGTGGGCCCAGTAAAATGAATGCACAAACTAATAATAATAAAAATAATAACAATAATAATAACAACAACAATATACGGAAAAGAGCCAGAAATAGAAACCGTAGACGCAACAGGATAGCAAGAAGAAACCGAGTACTAGCTGTCAGAGCAAGTAATAGGCGTAGAAATAGGCAGAGAATGGCTGCAGCATACACCAGAAATGTACCTAAAACCTTCAATACAATGCAATTAAGTGGAACTTCAGCAATAGTATCAGGTACAGACCTCATTTATAAAATCCCAACACAATTAATAGGAGACACTACAACATCAGTCATCACATTAATACCAGCAAACCCAGCTTATTGGACAGGTACCAGGATTTCAGCAATAGCACAGGGTTACCAAAATTATAGGCCATTAAATTTCAAAGTACACTATATACCTCAGTGTGCAGTAACCCAACAAGGTAATGTACTAGCAGGCACACTGTGGAATGAGGTACCCACAGAAGATAACTTACAACAGACTTTAAAAACATCTAATGGAGGAACACTTACACAGTGTTATAAGCCAGCAATATCTACAGTAAGGATGAAAACAAACCTACAGTATAACCTTTATAGAATGGGTGGAGCAATAGACCAAGAGTCAAACCCATTCACATTTATGGCATTACAAATAGGTTGTACTGATGCTAATTCGCAGCCAATAATACCAGGATATTTCTACATAACATACAAATACATACTTAAAAATCCAATAGGCACGGGAATTATATATCAGAATAAAGGAAGAACAACACTAGATGCAAACATGCAAGTTCTTAACAACAGTGTGGCCTATACACTTACCCAACAAACTCTTAACAACATTACTATACCTACAGGTACACGCCTTGATGTGGAAAAACAGCAAAATGGACAAGTAGAGGTTTACTATAATGGAACATATTTAATAACCATTGGTGAACAACAAACCTTAACACCAGTTTGGATACTCCAAAACCAACCTAACATAGCACCAACACAGATGCGTAGCAATACATCAGCAAAAATACCCATATATTATGACAACTCAGTGACAGCAGTATTGGGAACTATAGAGTTACAAACTAGGGTACCAATGAGCTATGAAACACAGAACTACATAGTTACATTTATTAACATAGGTGAAACAGCTAATGTGACAGTGGAGCCAAATACTAAATTTTACTATACCAGTGAGTTTAACACATTTGGCCAATTAACATTTTCAGAAAACAATACACTTATATTCGAAGCAGACAAACTGGAATACGAGTTAGTATTCGGTCAATACCCACGATCAAACAAGCCCAACACCATAGCACGGAAAATTGAGCAGCAAAATATCAAAGCAATTCTCGATACCATTACTGATGTCAGCAACATAGATATTAATGACGAACAGGAAGATCCAAAAGATGATCCATAAACATTCAATCAAATACACACATATGCATAAATGTACACAAACACCG